AACTGGCAGCAAACGAGGATACTGAATCCTCCGCGTTAAAATTTGTACCATATGATACATTTTACCTAGGAGGGTAATATGCCTATTAGAATTAAAAAACTCGGTCAAAAGGGTGGCCCAAAGGGTCAGGACAAAACAATACCTCTTCCAAAAAAGAAGCCTCGTTTAGCCAACCCTAGGCATCCAATGAATGCAGAGAAGACAAAGCCTCTAGGTAAGGCAAGTGGCGGCAAACTTAAAATGGTAGAGAAGGGTGGAAAGAAAGTCCCATTCTTTGCCGCAGACGGAAAAGGAAAAATGGCTATGGGCGGTATGATGAAGAAAAAAGGTATGGCTAAAGGTGGCATGATGAAGAAGGGCTACGCCAAAGGTGGCCCTGTAAAGGTTAAGTCAGGAGACACCCTGTCTCAGATTGCAAAGAAAAATGGCGTTACCTTAAAGGCTTTGCTGGGTGCTAATCCAAGCATTAAAAACGCCAATAAGATCCGCTTAGGTCAATCTATTAAGCTCCCCACTAATATGGCGGGTTCTAAGTCTTCTAATCCATATGCAGGCATAAAGCGCGGTCAAATGGCTGACATGGATGTTAAGAACAAGTCAGAAAAGCGTCAGCGTACAGCGACTCGCTCAATGCAGAGTCAAGTTAAGCAAGGTGGCAGCAGGATGACGCCAACGCCAAGCAAGGCAGCGGCCACTAAAGAAAGCAAGTCAGGACGCGAAGCAATGCTGGCTAAGGCCCGTAAGTTGCGTGATAGCAAACAAGCTGCAAAGCCCACTGGGAAAACATTAGCAAACACACCTAAATCAGGCGCTGCCAAGGTCGCTGAAACTCGCATGGCTAAGCTTGCTAACAAAAACAAAGTAGCCCGTAGAGCGGGCGGTGGTATGATGAAGAAGAAGGGTTATGCCAAAGGCGGTATGATGAAAAAGGGTATGGCTAAAGGTGGTGTAATGCGCGGTACTGGTGCAGCCACAAAAGGTAAACGCTTTGGACGCGCAGGCTAGTAAATGCCAAATGCAGTAGGGAAACACGCTTACGGCATATGTGATAAAACAGGGTTTAGGTATAAGTTATCTGACCTTGTTTTTGAAACAAAGAATGGTGCCAGAACTGGTATGCGTGTAGGAAATGACGTAGTTGATCAGGATCACCCTCAAAACTTTCTTGGCAGAGTTAGGGTGAGCGATTCTGAATCCATACTCAACGCAAGGCCTAATAGAACAGAACCTGACTCAATAAATCTTCTTCAGGACAATCCATTTAAGACTGGGGCTTCTGGCGGCTCTAATACCACTATAACAATAACTGAAGTTAATCATGGTAGAAGCACTGGGGACACAGTTAGATTTAGAACAGTAGAGCCATTTGATGGTATAACGACATCAGTTATGGAATTGGCTGCTGGATATTCAATAACAAAAGTATCAGATGATACTTACACCGTGTTAGTTTCTGGCGGTGCAACAACAGGATCTGTATCTGGGGGAGGCTTCTTTGCAAGCGCTGGCCCAGTTACCGCTTTGGGGTAGTTAGATGTCTTTTACATATGCTGAATTAAAAACTGCCATTCAAAATTTTACAGAAAACGCAGAAACAACATTTGTAGCCAACCTTCCTGTTTTTATTAGGGCCGCAGAACAAAGAATACTTGCTGCTGTTGACTTAGAAAATTTTAGAAAAAATGCAACCGCGTCCATGACAAGTGGTAATAAGTTTTTACAGACACCAATTGATTTTCTGGCTCCCTTTTCTCTTTTTATAACAACAACCGACAAAGAAAATTTTCTTTTAGAAAAAGATGTTAACTTTATAAGAGAGGCCTACCCCAGCGGTTCGACCACAGGAACCCCGGTATATTATGGTTTTTTTGATGCTTCTGTGACCGCAGCTTCTGGGAATGTATCGGCTAACTTTATATTAGGGCCAACACCAGATGCGGATTATGATGTAGAGCTTCACTATTATTATAGGCCAGCAAGCCTAACAAGTTTGTCTGATTCAGAGTACACATGGTTGAGTCAAAATGCCCCCAATGCTTTGTTGTACGGGTCTCTAATAGAGGCATACATATACATGAAGGGCGAGTCTGATATTGTTGGTCTTTATGAGGGCAGGTTTAGTGAAAGCATGTCTAGGTTAAAGGATCTTGCAGAGGCAAGAGAGAACTCAGACGCCTACAGAGAGGGGCTTCCAACAAGAGAGAGGACTTAGGGAGACATGAAAATAGCCATAGTTGGCCTTGGCAAAAGTTATTCTGACTATATATCTGCTAGGGTTGCGTCTCATCAGTTTGATGAGGTGTGGGGTATAAACTGCATAGGCGGTATTATACACGTTGATAAAACATTTATGATGGATCCTGTGTCTAGGTTTCTGGATACAGAAAACGCAGGAACTCAAACGGGCATAGCCCGTGAATTTTTAAGTAATAACACCAAGCCTATAATAACATGCCAGCTAGATGACAGAATAAGTTACCTAGAACTTTTTCCCTTAAAGGAAGTGGCTACTGAGCTAGGGTTTTGTTATTTTAATAACACTGTGGCTTACGCAGTTGCGTATGCAATATGGGCGGGAGCAAAAGCAATATGTATGTATGGTATAGACTATACATATAAAAACGTAAGCATGGCTGAGTCTGGCAGGGCCTGTGTTGAATTTTGGTGTGCCATAGCGGTGTCAAAGGGGATTAAAATAGAGGTGGCAAGCGGCTCCAGTCTTCTTGATACTAATGTCCCAGATAATGAAAAGCTGTATGGATATCACAGACTAGAAGACCCTTTGGTTCAAACAGTGCAAGATGGATCATTATTAATAACGAAGCAATCAGAGATACCGTCTCCTGAGCCTGTGGATCACGAGCCTGTAATTTTTGGGAGACATGATAATGTTTGACTTGGCTAAGGCGGGCTTAGGCTCAATAAATATTGTTACATCTGATAATGGTGGGCTGTCTAGCGATCAGATAGCCGATCTTGCTACTGATAAAATCGTTTATGTTTCTGAGCAGGCTCCTAATGAAATAAAGATACAAGCAGAGGCTTTTAAGGATAGAGTCCATGAGTTGTTGAGATTTTATGTGGAGTTGGCGAGAAGGGAGGAACGTGCTACAATTTGTTCAAAGATTCGTGAAGCTGGTCAGCACGAACTAGCTGACGCTATAAGGAGAATATAATGGCTATTGCACAGGCAATGTGTACATCGTTTAAAAGTGAGCTTTTAACGGCAACACATAATTTTGCTACAAACGGAAATGCTTTTAAGCTGGCTCTGTACGCAGAAGGAAGTGGCGGCAAATCAAATACCACAGCGACTTTGGGTGCGACCTCAACGGCCTTTGTAACAACAGGAGAGGTTGCCTCTAGTGGGTCTTACGCTACTGGAGGGGGTACTCTTACAAAAGTGGCTCCAAGCACATCAGGAACAACAGCATTTACTGACTTTGCTGACCTTAGCTTTACAACTGCTACTATTACGGCTATGGGCGCGTTGATTTATAACAGCACCAACGGAAACAAAGCTGTTGCTGTTTTAGACTTTACCTCTAACAAAACCTCTACATCTGGCACCTTTACAGTGCAGTTTCCCACAGCGGATGCAACCAATGCTATTATCCGCATAGCGTAAGAGGTTTACTGTGGCAAATATCACGGGATGGGGGCGAGGCACTTGGAACCAATTAACTTGGAACCAAGGCATTCCTGTGGTTGTAACTGGGGTTTCTGCGACAGCCGCGCTCGGTGAGGAAACAACTAATTGTTCTGCGAATGTTGTTGGCGTAGGTGCGGTAGCAACGGCGGGGCTGGGTGATGAGGCCGTTACTGGGGGCTGTGTAGTATCCTTAACAGGAACTTCAGCCACAGGCGCTACAGGCGCTGTAACGCTAGAGTCAAAGTACGCTGTTACAGGGGTAACAGGGACTACCGCATTAGGGGCGGTAACTGTTCGGGCAGGCGCAAAAGTAACAACGAGCGCAACAGGCATCGTTGCTACTGGTGCAACAGGCACAGTTACGTTAGAATCGAAGTA